ATTGTCATATTATTTACTAAATTTGCAAAATCTATACTTTTCGCATATTCTTTATTAATTTTTGCATTATTCATAACTTGACGACATGAATAACTATTATCTTTGATTATTTTTTCTTTTAAGTGATAAGGTAATTTATCTAATTTAGCATCTTTGTCTAATTTAGCATCTTTGTCTAATTTATCATCTTTGTCTAATTTATCATCTTTGTTTAAATAAGAAAATGTAATCCCACCACCATAAATTTCATTTTTTAATTCTAAATATTTATTTTTATATTTTAAATATTTTTGTTGATACATTTATAATTTTATAATACATTTATATTTTTAATAAAGAGCTTGAAATAATCTACTCAAGTAAATATTTTGATTTTATGAAGATATAATTAGTAAAATAGATTATTGATAGATCAGAAAAGTTCATCATCAGTAAATGCTTATTTATATTTAAAATATTATGTTGGAATACTTTTTTATGATAGTCAAAATACAATATTGTTTAATATTTGTATAAATACAATAAATGCTCAGTAATACAAATAATCAATTTGAATTAATATCCCAAATGTTAATTAATCATTGTAAGGAAAACAATCGTTTTGCATATAATATGGTAAATAGTAAGATGATAGGATTTGGAATAGTAGATAATTCTAACCAATTTTACACAAATTTATCAGTTGGTACTATCCCTTTACCACTTTTTACAAAACCACTTTTAGAATATATTGAACCAAAATCATATGTATCTGTAATTATAGTAAGTTATCAAAATCAATATGGTTTTATTTGGTCATCAAATCCAATTGTAAACAAAGAAGAACTATTATATGTCTTAAATAATAAATCAACAGAATCAACAGAATCAACTGAATCTACCGAATTTACTGAATCAACTGAATCAACTGAATCAACTGAATCAACTGAATCAACAGAATCAACTGAATCTACCGAATCTACCGAATCTACCGAATCTACCGAATCTACCGAATCTACTGAATCTACTGAATCAACAGAATCTACCGAATCAACCGAATCAATAAATTTTTATTCAGATAATTTTAAATTATATAATCTCCCAATAAATAGAATAGATTTAATTAAATTAGTAACAGATTCTGAATTAAAAATATATGGATTAAAAAATAAGTTATTTTATGAAGCAAAAATTATTAATAATTTTTCAGATTCTGAATTAAAAAATAGTAAATATGTTTTTTCCAAATTAAATATATGGTTTAAAATAAATCAATTTGAAGTACAATGTATTATGAATGAAAATACTAATATAGAAATAGATGAAAATACTAATATTGATAATAATATTGATAATAATATTGATAAAAATATAGAAATAGATGAAATTATAGAATTAGAATATGATTTAAATACAAATAAAGAACCAACAACAACTATAGAAATTATTTCAAATACGGGAATATATAATTTTAAAAAGTCATATATAGAATTAAACAAACAGGTTAATAAAATACTACAAAAATATGTACTAACACATAATTTAATAATGAATACAAATCAAGGCGATAAAATAATGTTAAATAAATTTATAAGATCAAATAAATTAAAAATCCCTTCTTACAATTTATTTTTTGAATATAATTATCCAATTCAAATATATTATAGTGACAAACATAGATAATTTTCAGATGGAATAAAAAATTAGATTAATTATAATGATTAAATAGTTTCTAGTTATAAAAATTAGATTAATTATAATGTGATGATTATAAATATTATCCACTTATAAAAAAATTATAACAGATTAATAAATATACATCTAGTAATATTGACTTATAAATGAACACACAAGAAATTGGAGAATTAAAAAAACATTATCAAAAAGTATTTTTAGAAAGAAATAAAAAATTAATACAAGAAACAGTTTTGGAAGTAACAAATAACTCAACAAAAAACTCAACTATAATATTAGAACTTTCATTAAAAAAAATATTAGACAAAGCATTGACTGAATCATTCTATGAAATTGAAAAAAAAATAGATTTAGTAATAAAAAATATAGAACAAACAATAATAAATAAAGCAAAAGCAAAATCATCAGAAATATTAGAAGCATCTAACATGTTAAAACTAACAGAAAATGAATATCAAAAAGCATTAGATACTGCAGCAATGATAATAAGTACTGCTGAAGAAAAAGCAAAAAATATAAAAAGTACTGCAGAAATGATAATAAGTACTGCTGAAGAAAAAGCAATAAATATAAAAAGTGTTACAGAAGAACAAGAGAAAACACAATTAGCAGAATTAGCAAAATTAGAAAAATTAAAAGAAGAATTAATAAAAGCAAATACAGAATTAACAAAATTAAATACAGAATTAATAAAATCAAACGAATTAGCAAAAGAAAAAGAATTAGAAAAAGCAAATGAATCTGCAAGAGAAATCACATTAGCAAAAGAAACCGAATTAGCAAAAACAAAAGAAGCATTAGCAAGATCACAAGCAGAATTAGCAAAAGCAGAAGAATTAGCAAAATTAATAAAATTAAAAGAAGAATTAACAAAAGCCAATGCAGAAATAACTAACACAAATGAAGAATTAAAAAAAGCCAATGCAGAATTAACTAAATCAAAAGAAGAATTAGAAAAATCAATTCAAATAGAAAAGCAAATGCGAGAAAACGAATTATTAAAAAAATCATCTGGTTGTTTTAGTTTAACCTTCATAGGAAAAAGCAGTAATTAATTTATCAATAAGATCATTTATTAAAAAAATAATTTATATGATACTTATATAATACAAATATCAAATGGATTCTATATGGAAAATAAACAGCAAATTTATTTTTAATGATGATTTATTATCAGATAGTACATATTTTTGTTCACATTGTTGTGCTCGTACGAATTTATTAAAATTTAGAAAACTACTAACTAAAGTAAATGATCCACCATATGAAATTATAAATAAATATGATCAATGTTCAGATATATATTCTCAACCTAAATTTTACACCAAATGTTATATATGCAATAGATATATAAAAGGTATTTTAAATGGACCAGATATAATTAAATTTTTAGACGAAGTTTTAAATTATCAATCAAAATGTAATAATTTATCTGATAAAACATCTGATAAATCACCAGAAATAAAACCAGAATGTGAGAGCAGTATATGTTTACAATTGGGAAAAATATCAGTATGGTATTATCATGGATCATATGATGATTTTGGTTTTTATATAAAAAACAGATATAATTTAAATTCATCTCAAACAAAAAATTTTTATCAAAGTATTAATGAATTATATGGATTACCATCATTAGAAACAATTAATGAAAAGGCAGAATATATATTTGATATTATAGATCCAAATGATTATAAAACAAATTATTTTTGATTATTTTTATTTTGATTATTTTTTATTTTTTTATGATAATTTAAAATAACATTTTCGAATGTTGGATCTGGGCGAAAAACAATAACTCTTTTTGATTTTAAAAATTGATAATATTTTAATAAATTTTTAATTTTTTTTCTTTCCAAATAATCTTTATACATTAAATAACAAATAATTACTGTTGCTGATCGCTGCATTCCAGCATAACAATGAACATAAACATTATAACCATTTGATAAATTTTCATGAATAATTGGACATATTTTTGGCAAACTGATTGACATTACAAGTTGATCAATATCTCTATGTGAATCATCTAATGGAATTCTGACATATTTAAAATTAGAATTATTGATAGTTTTATAAAAATCTGGAAAATCCAAATCATTTGAACAATTTATGACAAAATTAATATCCTTGTCTATTAAAAATGTTTTACTCATCGCAGCATCATAATTTCCCAAATACAGACCTGGAATAATTTCATTATAATTATCATCAGTTGTTGGATTTGTAATTTTTTCATAAACTAATTTTATGTCTCTAATGATATTATTTTTGATTGAACTAATAATTAGGCTCATCTTAAAATCTTAACTTAATATAATAAGATGATATAAAAAATATCTATTATTTGTTATATTATTTAAATAAGTTGATAGTATTTTTATTTATATAAATTATTATTTTGGTAGTATCGATATGTCATATAAATAATAAATATAATAATATTTAATAATAATGATTTTTTAATTCAGTTACTTCTGATGATCCAATAACATATGCCGTTGAGTATTTAAAATTTGCAATATATTTTTTAGATTTATAATCATGTTTTGAAACAATTAGATAAAATGTTTCACCAGCTATAAATTTCAAATCATATTGTATCGGAATTGAAATAATATTTGAATAGGGAATTGGAATTGGTTTGGATAGAGGATATGGACTTGGATTATGATTTATTTTTTGACATAAATTTAGTTCAGAAACTGGATCTTTTAAAACTTTTTTAATATTAGAGATTATTTCTTTTGATTTGAATTTTAAATCTGATAATAATTTTGTATTATAATCTTTTATAGAAGTAACCGAACATGGGCCACATTGATAATCATAATCACTTAATTCTTGTGGTGTGGCATCAATAACATGCCAATCATTATTAAAGTAAGCTTCGTTCCAACAATGAAAGTTCCATATTGATCCATTATAATAGTTATCTATTTTTTTATTATTTACAAATAGAATATTATTATATTCAGTTTGCGTTGTTCTAATATGTGCTGAATTTTCATTATATATAAATCTTGTTGGTATACACATATTTCTTAACATAGTCATTAACAAATAAGAAAATACCCAACATTGACCATATTTGACTGCTAAATTATTATTTGATTCAAAATTCATTATTATGTCTATTGATGATGTCCATTCTGATGGTTTTATTCCATCATTATAATTATTCTCATTATTACCCCATCTTCCACATAATAAATCGTGAGCTTCTTCACTAGAATTATTACATGAATTACATTTATCTGTCATATATCTGCATATATACACAGGATCACAACGTTGTTCGTCAGTTAATTGATTGATGTAATATGCCATATATTTATAAATTAGTGGATGAAATTGATTCAATTCCCATTGTTTATTTATATTTCTATAATACTTAATTGATGTACTAAAAACATTTTCTTTTATAAAATCTTCATCTAATTTTCCAAACATTTTTTCATCATAAGGATTAAATACAACATATATCTTCATTATAGATTTATGTTTATTTCCAATATATAATTTATACTCACCTGTTGGTAAACTCATATGATATGGATAATAATTTTTTAAATTATATGAGTTATTATAATTTGTATCAGAAGCATATATAGTTATTGCTTTAGCGTGTTTTTTAGTACATAATTTAAAATGAAGATTACGTGTACAAATGGATGTTCCATTTTGCAATATCTTAAAATTTGTTCCAATTGGAATAACATTATTTGGTAAATCATCTAATTTAGGCATTACCAGATTATTTTTTACTATTGTAAATTGTCGCGGCATCTATAATTTTATAATATATATAAATTGGATATAGGTACGATAATATCAACCATAATTGTCAACCATAATTGTCAACTACAATTGTCAACCATATATATTTATCTATTAACCAAATTTTTTCAAAATAAAAAATACCGCAAATATTTTACCTACTTATCTTGACAAATATATACGATTTTTATAAATATTCAACACAAGATGAAGTCAAACATCAAATAGAAAATTATAAAAAAATTAGGAAAAAATTATTAAATGAAATCTATACTATAGAAAATATAAAATCACTAAAACCAAGATATGATGAATTATGGAAACTTGTTAGAGAGAAAATATATAAATTAGAAAAATTTAAAAATGCGGATACTGGACTAAAAACTGGTATATTTTCTTATAATAATATGTTCATTTGGAATACAATAGATGATATTGTATCAGATAAAAATATCTATTCTCAATTTGAAAATAATTTCTTAAGATTAAGAAAATTATATAAAAAATATATCAAGGAAATTAAGAAAATTAATTTAATAGATAATATCAAGCTATTAAAAAAAATAAAAAGTAGTATTGTTAGAACAGAAACTCTAGTTAATATATTATATTTTTATGGATGGAACATTGATAGAATTAAAAATGAAGATGGTCAATGAGAATGGTTTAGTAATATGGTAAGCTTATATTATAAATCAGATGAGGAAGATTTAATATCTAATTTAAAAAAATTAAATAAAATTAAAAATTTAAATACAAAGAAAATAAATACTATCACAACTAATATTATTAAAGAATTTAAAAATATTATAAACAAAAGTAATATTTTTTTTAAAGTTAGATGATATTTTTGAAGATATTTTTGAAGATATTTTTGAAAAGGTTTGTATTATAAATTTTTTATTATAATACAAATATTATAAAAATGATCACTTATTTTTCGCCTCAATTTGAAGATAAACAAATATTAATCAAGGGTTTTACTGGTTTATGGTTTATAAATCGTGCTTATCATATTAAACAAATTTATCTTAATAATATGCATCGACTTAAATCAAAAGGTTTTACTGATATTGATATTTTTAATAATTTAATAAATAATAGTTCAGAATTAATTGTAAAAATAGATGATTTAAATTTTTTAACACACAATACATATCCATATTCTAGACCAAAAAATAGTGTTCATTATTTATATTGGACAAAAAATAATCATATGCATAAGGATGTATTAAATAATTTAATTAAATCTAATATAATTGATTCAAATACAAACTATATGATCTGGCAAAATTCACCAAAATCACAATCAATTAAAACCATTAAACATTATCATATTGTATTACAGCAACAAAATCCAAAACAAATCCCAATCCCAATCCCAATCCCAATCCCAATACCAATCCAAAATCAAACTAATTTTTTAAAAAAAATAATAATAGTGGCTAGACATGGACCTAGAGAACCAATTTTACATCTACCGAAATTAAAACCATTTAATTCATCTATTAATAATGATATTGATATGACAAAAGATTTAGATCATCATATAATTGATGCAAAATTAACCCCGCATGGAAAGAAATTCTGTAAAGATTTTGGTACTTATATTGAAAAAATTTTTCAACCATACTTTAAATTTGATGTAGAAAAAACATTTTTTGGAAGTTCAGATATTGATAGAGCTATTGAATCAGCTTTATGTTTTCATCAAGGATTATTTAATTCAGATTTGTCTAAATCAGAATTGAATGTTTTAAATGAACTAATGGGTGACATTATTTTATCACCCAAGGAGAAAATAGAATATAAGGATTTACATGATAATATGAAATTAAAATCAATTGCATCGGTAAATGATAAACAATTGATAGATCAGGAGATAAAGGATTGTTTTGGTTATTCAATACAAAATATCAAGGATTATTTTAATGTAATATCAACAATTAGAGTATATCAGGAACATTCGATGGAATTACCACCGGCATGTACACCAGAATTAATTTCAAAAATAGATAAAATTGCAACAGAATATTATTATGAATTATTTTCAACAAAATTTAAACATATCTTTACCAACAGACTAATAAAACTAATTAAACAAATTATTTTAGATAAAGATATAACTTTTGCATATTTATCAACACATGATGTTGTTGTTTATCCTTTGGTTTCAAGATTTACTAATAATATTATTAAATTACCAGAATTTTGTTCAAGTCTTAGAATAGAAATATGGGATAATGATACAAGAATATATTATGATGATAATTTAATAGCACATTTAAAATAATTTTGTTTTTTAATGATCAAATATATAATTTGACTCATAATTAATAGAAAAAAATAATTAGAACAAATTAAATTAGTTGTCCAAAATTGATTTTCAATCAGAGGTGCATACATCATTTTCAAAATAGATAATGGTGAAAATATCATTATATTATTCGAATCTGGTCTAAATAATATATTTCCAATTAAATGTAGATCATAAATAAAATATATATGTATAAGTAAAAAAATTATAAATTTTAACATAGAATTTATAATTTTTTAAAACAAAAACAAAAACAAAAACAAAAACAAAAACAAAAACAAAAACAAAAACAAAAACAAAAACAAAAACAAAAACAAAAACAAAATCATCTATCATATTATAGTTCAAAATATTGACTAAATAATGTCATCTATCATATAAGACTATATGATGGATGACATTATGAAAAATAATTTATATAAATTATTTTGCTATTTTATATAAATTATAATAAATAATGACAATGCATTTTACATATCCTCGCCTAAAAAAATTTATAACTGTATATTTATCTAATTCAGATTCTGAATTAAAGAAATTAGAAAAATCACAACAATATATTAGAGAATTTAGAAATAAATCATTTGATAATTTTAATTTGGAAAAATCAAGAATTTTACAATTATCTGTTTTATTATATAGATTTAAAGAAGAATTAGAAGTTGGTGAAATATTTTGGAAAATAACAAGAACAATGATTTTAGCAATATTAACAAATAGTCCCAAAACCGAATCAGCAATTTCAGATTATCTTAAATATTTTGACTTATGGAAAAATAATGATTTAGATAAACTTGTTTTAGAAGTTGCGTCCGTCTATTTTAATATCGCAGAAACAAAAAAATCTTTTGGTCCAGACAATGAAGAAAATATTCATATTGATAAAACCCTAAATAATATAACCACACAATGTGAAAAACTTAATATTATGGATAAAGTATTAGAAGCTACTGATGAAATCAAAATGGCAAAAGCTAATATCATCGCACCAATTGTAATTAAAGCATATTGGGATAAAATAGAAGATGATATTAAAAATGATAATTATGAAACAATCATATCAAATCTAATTGAACTTAAACAAAATATGAAACTAATATTGCCTAAATCTGAATTTAATAAACCAAACTATTTATTAGATGAGTGTATCGATATTGATTTTTTTAAACAGATGATGACGCATAAAGTTTTTGATAAAACTAATCTCAGATCATTATTAACTATTGTTATTATATTTTTAAAAGAATGGGATTCAGCAGAATTTATACAATTATATGATAATGAACAATTAAAAATTATGGCTTTAATTGATACAGAATTATTTCCTAGAGCTTTTAGAATAGTATTAGAATATATTACAGATTTAGTAAGTAATTTTATTTTGAGAATAGAAGCATGGAAAAAATTATTAAGTGAATCAAGTTAATCGAGTGAATCAATTAAATCAACTTAATCCAAATCAAATAATAGCTCAATAAAATTTGAATATTTAATTATTTAACCGACATTTATATCAATTATTAAACTAATTTTATACAGATGGAAGATACATCAAAAATTTTCAAATCACTTAGAGGAGTAACAAAATTTAGATCAAAAAATGGAAAACATACAATCAAAGAGATTAGTATTAAAAATATCTTTGATTGTTATTCACAAAATATTATTATTATTCCAGAATTTCAACGATTATTAGATTCAGAAAAAGTAAATAATATGATTACAAGATATAAAAAAGATGGTGAATCATTTAGATTTTTAACAAATTATATCCAATTAATATGTATAGATAATAATAAATATTTAGTACTTGATGGACAACATAGATTAAATATGTATGAAAAATTAGTAGAAGATAAAGTTATAAATGACGAAACAACAATTTTAGTTAATATTATTAATGAGACGAATGAAGATGAAATATATGAATTATATAAAAATTTAAATTATGATATTAGTAATCAATTAAAACCGTCAAATCAATCAGTTGGATCTGATCAATCTGTAAAATTAGATGATAGTTTAAAAATATTTTGTAGAAAATTAAAATATTCCCAACTTAATGAATTGTTAGGACAACATTCAAAAAGATTTTTATCAAATAGTAAATTTATATATTCATTAGATGAATTTATAAATATTCTTTATAATAATTCATATATCGAAGCATTTCCAACATCAACAGCTTCAGAAGCTTATGAATATTTAATGAAAGCAAATGCATTATTTTTAAGATGTTATTATACTGAAAATATAATGAAAAATATTATATTTAATTGTGTAGAAGAAGCTAATTTCAAAAAGAATTTTATATTAAATTTTAAACAGA